CAATATCATTAAATACATCGGTGGAACTGATGCCGATAGCACGAAATATTATGGTTTAGGATTAGGCGATGACGTTGTTTATACTAAAATAATAGGTATATGCCATAGTGTAGCTGGGGTAACTGACGTTAGCGTCACATTATCAACGGATAATATAACATTTACCGCCGCTAACGTTGCAATTGCAACGGGTGAGGTAGCCGTAACTGATTATGCAAAAGTGGTGATAACATGAAGCTAGTAAAAAGGCTAACGGGCAACTATAAGAAAAACCCTGAAAGCAATATCGGCAAGTTGTTATCTATCATTGATTTTGAGTTAGATAGATTAAAAGAAACTTACAAACTGATTGATAGCTACCGGGCGATTGATAACGCAACAGGCGCAACTCTTGACAACATCGGTAAAAACGTACTGCAAGAACGTGGAGGAATGGACGATATAACTTATCGTCTTTTCCTTAAAATCAAGATACGTTCTAACTTATCCGGCGGTCAAATTGAAACAATTAACGACATCATGACAACCGTATTAGGCGATAACTATTTGGGATTGCGTGAAGTGTGGGGTGACTCAACTTACAGCAATGAACCAGCAGCCTTTGAAATCAGATTTGTTAATTTTTTCAGTAAGATATCGGCACTATACGCAGATGCGGAAAATGACCCATACTATTTCAACGGTGAATATTATTTCAATGGTACACGAAAATTTGACGGTGGTTACACGTTTGATTATTCAACATGGGAACCACAAATTATTGCAATAATGCAAAAATATATGGATGTTGCTGAATTTATCAGGGCGGCAGGTGTCCGGGCGTGGTGGTGTGAGCCGCTAGGCATTGAAACATTGATAAATATTGAAAATAATGTTACAATTATAGACAAAGAATCAGCTATCACAGATGTTCCTATTGCTAATGATGTAACGCTATTAGAACAGACGGAAGTTATTAACGGGGCAACATCGTTATTTGATGGAATGTTTTACCTTGATGGAGGTATATCGTTTGATGGAAACAGGGATTTTGTAGTAAATGATGTAATAATAACGGAGGTATCAGCTTGACAGATATTGACATTGTTCATGACGTAGAAATAAAAATAATTACAAAGGGGGTAGATGATAATGAGTACAGCGAACACGATAACAACAGCGGTTGCAAGGGCTAAATTCGCAGGCGCACACGCCGGAACTGATACATTTCCGACGATAACACAGATTGGGTTTGGTACAGGCGGACATGATCCAGGCACAGGTTTGCCGACACAACCGACAGGACTGGAAACCGTGGTAGGCGGTGAGGTGGTAAAGAAAGCAATTACAAGCGTAAATACCACAGTCCCAACAACAGCCGAAGTCTTAGGCATTCTTGATTTTGCAGAGGGTAACGGGGTTTCTATTTCAGCGATTGGGCTTTATGATTCGGATGGCGATTTAATTTGCTTGAAGCATACCGAACCAAGCCCGAAAACAGCAGAAAAACGCATGGAAATAACATGGAAGGAGCAATTCTAGATGGCATTAACACAGATATTAACAACTGACAGCGTATCGGCAAGCGTTGTTAACACAAAGATTGTTGATCCGGCCAATACGCATATCGGCGACACAGTATCCCACGTGACCGCAGGCGATAAAACAGAATGGAACGGAAAATCTGAACGCTATGAGTTCACCGCAGCAGTTACAACAACATGGGTAGGTGCAAGCGCACCTTATACTCAAGATGTAACAGTAACCGGTATTTTAGCAGACGACGACCCGATTATTAACCCCGTTTATTCATCAACAAATGCAACGGCGATATTAGAAAAGGCGGCATGGGGAAACGTTGGTAAAGTTGAAACAACGCTAAACACTATCACATTAACTTGCTTTGAAGAAAAACCAGTAACCGCTTTTAATTTACAATTGTTGGCGGTGAGGTAATGGGCGTTGGATATTTAACAGGTCAGGGTGGCGGTGGTAGTAACATTAAGAGTATTCAAAGTGGAATAACTACAATTTCATCAGCAAGTACAATAAAGTCAATAACGATTTCAAGCGTTAATATAGCAAAATCCATTGTTATTGTAACAAGCGGAGAAAGACTAGGCGGTGGAGCTGTTGACGGGTTTTGCCATAACGTTGGGTATTTGGTTGATTCAACCACGCTGGTCATTGAGCGTGGTGCTACCGGCGCTGATGTACAGGGGATATCTTGGCAAGTAATTGAATTTAATAATGTAAAATCGCTGCAAAGCGGGGAGCGATCAGTTTCTTCAAGCGGAACAACAGACATTCCTGTTAGTTCATATTCTCCGGGAAAGTCAATGTTGATTTTTTCCAGTAAAAGATTAACCACTACAACAACACCTTATCAATACGCTATAAAAAAACTTGATTCTTCAAATTTGCAGATACAAGGTTATACTGGTGGAGCTGGTTTTTATGTTTATTGGCAATTAATAGAGTTCAATTAAGAAAGGAAACGCATGAAATTTTACGCACAACTAAACGAGAATAATGTTTGCATCGGCATTTCGCAACTATCAGGCGAAGTTATCCAAGACAACATGATAGAGATTCCGTCATTGGACAATGACAAATTATGGAGAAAATACGAAAACAAGGCATGGAGTGCTGAAAAGTTTGAACCACAAAGCACAGCACCTATCAGCGAGTTTGAGCAATTAAAAGTGGAACAGCAAGTTTTATCTGACACAGTAGCAGAAATATTGATGGGGGTGTAATATAATGAGTGCAAGTGCAATTTTTATGGCAAGAAGAATTATCGCAGGCCGAAATACCTACACCGAAGTAGTAACAGCAAGACCTGATTTGAAATCTGATATCGACCAATACTTGATAGAAAACGGTCATCCCGAGTTAATCGTATAGACAACCGGGGGAGCAATCCCCCTTTATTCACATCTAAGGGGGAAATATGGACGAACGCAGAAACGACTGCATAGATTGCGTACAAGCCAAGGCATTAAGCGAACGCATGGACAGATTAAGCGAAAAAGTGACAAAGTTCGAGGATGGTTTTGATTTCCGGATTCAAACACTCGAAAAACAAGTAGCGGTGTCAGACGAAAAGTTCAAGCAGATATTTGAAAAACTAGACAAGATTATTCTGATATTAGATAAGCAGGCCGACCGAATACCAAATTTTGTTTGGGGTGTTGCCGGTGCTATCGTGTCGGGGGTGTTTATGTGGCTGATAAAATAAAAAAGTACGGTAAATGTATTGTTATTTTCTCGATATCCGCTATTCTAACGGCTTTAATACTTTTCTTGATATTGTATAGGCCACCACTTAAAGACGCTTGCATCGACGATTTGAAGGATATTGACGGGATAGGCGTTTACAGGGCTGGTGAGATTGTCGAGTTTATCACATACAATCAGGATGCAGAACCGGAAGATTTGGACGATATCGACGGTATCGGAGATAAAACAGTAGAAAAAATAAAGGAGAAATATAGATGAATGAAAAAACTATTACATGGGGAAAAGCGGCACTTGTGAGAGCCGTTAAAACCGCAGCACAGGCAGCGGTGGCGATTATCGGCACAACATTAGTAATTAGCGAAGTTAATTGGGCCCTGGTATTATCGGCAGCCGGTATTTCCGGGCTATTGTCGATATTGACAAGTCTGGCTGGATTGCCCGAGGTTACACAGTGATAAAATACAAAGTACACGTTCAAAATAAGGGCTGGTCCGAATGGGTTAAAGAAGGGCACAGAGCCGGGACATCCGGCGAGGGTTTGCGCTTAGAAGCAATCATCGTTGAGGGTGTGGATTCTTACCGGGTTCATGTTCAGGATAAAGGTTGGACTGATTGGGTAAAGGCCGGGGAAGTTTCCGGGACTGTCGGCGAGGGCAAGCGCATCGAAGCAATTGAGATTAAGGGCAAAGATGTTAATTACCGGGTACATGCTGAAAATATCGGCTGGATGGACTGGGCGACAAGTGGCGAGATGGCAGGCACCACGGGCGGCGGGTTACGCATTGAAGCGATTCAATTAATCGAATCAGCCGAGCCTTTAGCGGTGGACGATACCAGGGCAGGCATTAACATCACACCTAAACCGATACCAGTGCCGCCCATTGATCCACCTAAGCCGGTTCAGAGTTTAGCCGGTAAGGTTATTTGCTTAAACCCCGGTCACGGCGGCAGCGACCCCGGAGCGGTTGGGAATATCAGGGAATCTGATGCAAATTTAAGAGTTGTTTTGACACTAGGCAAACTGCTAACAGAACGGGGTGCGAGCGTGGTT